AAGCTAGTACCGGATGCTCCTGGCGATTATCCGTATATCGGAGACTTACGAGGTGGCCGCGATATCTTTCATCCGAATTGCAAGCATACAGTAACACCTACACGCCTTCCAGACGGAATATAGGCGTTTTTATTCTGCCTTACGAAATGGCGTTAAACTTTCGGTTTATAACTTAACAGCCGACGGGCTTTAAACGGTGAGGTACGAAAATGGAAAACGTTAATCAAACGCAAGTTGACGAACAAGTAAACGAAGAAACTACGTCTGAGGAGACGGTTAAAGATACCGAAGTAAAAACGTTTACGCAAGAAGAACTCGATAGGATTGTTGCTGATAGAGTCGCTAGAGAACGTAAGAAACTCGATAAGTTCTCGGACTATGACGACTTGAAAGCGAAGTTAAGCGAGTATGAACGTCAACAGGAAGAACGCAAGCGTGCAGAAATGTCGGAGATTGAACGGTATCAAGCGGACTTAGAAGCGGAGAGAACCGCTAAACAAACGCTTGAACAACGTATTTCCGAAATGGAAGCGAGTATTCAGCGCGAGAAGATTAACGCAGAGTTTATTAAGGTTGCGACGAGCCACAATATCGCTTATATCGACGATGCAAAGTTGCTCGCCGATCTATCGGCCGTAAAGATTGACGAGAACGGAAACATTGTCGGTGTTGAGGAAGCGGTAAAGGCGCTCGTGGAAAATAAACCGTTCTTACTTGGAGCGAAGAAGGTACCACAACCAATCGGTGGGCCAACAAATTACGATAATGACTCTACTACAAAAACAGCAGATCAATTACTACAAGAGGCTGCGGACAAGGCCCGTAAAAGCGGGAAGCCAGAAGATATTGCTGCGTTCTCAAAACTAAAAAGAGAGTTAGGAATGTAACACAAGCGCTCCAATAACGGAAGCGCTTTTTAATTTAACTAAAACGGAGGTTCTATAATATGTCTAAAATCCTTTCCGGTGAACTAATCGGCAAACGCGAATCGGTAACAGATCAAATTCTACTTTTGAATCCGTATCAAACGCCAATGCTTTCGATGCTTGGTTTTGGTCAGGCCGTAAATCAAGTTGAGCATATTTGGTTTGAAGATTCAATGTTTGCAGATGAATCTAAAGTAAACGGTGCTAAGCCAGCAGCAGATACAGAGATTGTAGTTGCAGATGTTGAACCATTCCGTACTGGACACGTTGTAAAAGTAGGCGAAGAGTTAATCCTCGTTACTGGCGTTGACGCATTGGCAAAGAAACTAAGTGTTATGCGTGGTTACGCTGGAACAACAGCGGCAGATATCGCAGACGGCGCTAAAATCGAAGTTCAATTCGTAGAAGGAAGCGAAGGTGCTGACGCTCGTGCTGCTCGTTACAAAGCGCGTGTACGTAAGTCCAATATTACGCAAATCTTCGACGAAACAATCGAAATTACTGGTACTGCGGCAGCAGTCGCTAACTACGGAATCGATGACATGTACGAATACGAGAAAGCAAAAAAGCAACTGGAACTTGCATTGCAACTTGAAAAAGCTTTAATTGGTGGTATTCGTTACGAGAACGGCACTGTCCGTCAAATGGACGGTGTTCGTAATTTGATTAAAACGAATGTAACGAATCTTAACGGCGCTGACTTGACAATGGATGTTATTAACGATTCCCTACAAGCGATTTATACGAAGGGCGGATTTGCTACTGGTGGTATGTACGAAATCGTTGTACCTGCAAAGCAAAAACGAGTTATCGGCAAGTTCGATAAAAATCTCGTACAAATCCCACAAGCAGACGTAACTCGCGGAACAGTAGTTAATCGTTTGATTACCGATTTCGGTGAGTTCAACGTTTCTATTAACGATAACCTTAACGCTGATGAAACGTTAATTCTCGATAAAAACCGCATGTCTATTCGAAACCTTACTGGGCGTGATTTCGGTCATGAATATCTCGGTAAGAAAGGAGATTACTTACAAGGCATGATCGTAGGCGAGTACACACTCGAATTCCACCAAGAAGCAGCGCACGCACGCATTAAAGGTGCGAAGTAATAAGGAGGTTAACGAATGGCGGTATATAAATCGAAATACCGCGAGTTAACGTTCTATGTGGACGGGGAACTACACGCTTTTTCTAGCGGTAGTTTCTCGACTACTGACGAAAGAGTTATCGCGGTACTGGACGAATTAGCTGACGCATTACGCGTTGATGAATCGGAAGTAATCGAAACCAAACCGGAGAAACCGGCGCAGAAGACGCCAGCCAAACGCAAACCCTCCGGAAAATAAACGGAGGTGAGCGTGCATGGCGCTAAGTATAACGGATGCTGACGCTTATATCGCGTTAAACGTAATCAATATCGAGAGTTGGGAAGACAGTGAGGACGACCGAAAACAACGGATAATTAACGTCGCTTCCCGTACACTGTCTATGAAATTCTCGAAGTATGTAATACCGGACAATGCGGTATATGAGTTTGCAGCGTATTTGGCATTTCAATTAAATGATACGAATGTACAGGCGCAAGGCGGCGTAAGGGCTTTTAGCCTTTCGGGTGTTGCGTCTTTCACGTTTAAGGACGACATACCAACGGAATTCTCCGATATGATTCCGAAGCACGTTCTTGACATGATTAACGAAGCGAATCCGGATTTACCGAACGTAGGCGGAAGACGCGTTAGCTGGACGGTGTTGTAGATGGCGATAATTCCACTGAAACAAACGGTTACTATTATTCCGGCCAGTACGGAGAATGATTGGGGCGAGGTTGTTCCAGGCGATCCATATACATTGAAATGTCGCGTACAAGAAGGTGAAAAGCGCGTTGTAGGTACGTCAAACAACGCAGGTATTCACGGAAGAACAGCGGAAGAAGTCGTTTCCGTTGCACGGTTCTATTTTGATAAACTAGCGCCTGTAAAGCACGGGGATACGCTTGAATACGTAAATGAAGCCGGTACAGTTTACAGGTATGCGATTATATCTATCGAAATTAAACGACATATTTCCGGTAAGCCGATTTTAACGGTGGTGAGCGTGTAATGGCGGCGAATATCGAACTAGATTTATCGAAGTTTATACGTCTATTAGAGAAGACGCCAGAAGCGGTATATCGCGGAGGGAAGCGTGGATTGCACGACGCAATGGACGACTGGCTAGCGGAATCTCGCGATGTCGCTCCTATAGCGCCAAAAGGCGGAAACCTCCGTAAGCAACTTGCAACTAAGGTTGACGCTAAAACGCTAACGGGTGAGATTCGCGGTAATGCCGTTGAGTATTCACCTGGATATGGACGGTTCAATTACGGATATTGGCTCCATGAGGGCGAAGGACAATCGACGAAGCTATCGACACCTGATACGACGCACAAGTTTCTCGACAAGCCTGCGCAGGAACATCAAAAAGATTGGTTGCGACACATCGAATCTGAAATGGAAAAGGAAGCGGAACGGGAGGGGTGGTAGATTGGCGGTAGGTAACGAATTACAGTCCGTAGTAGATTTTGTTAAAACGATGTATCCAACGGCGAAGATAATCAAACAGAACGTACCGTCAACTCCAGCAGCCAATACGTTCGTTATCCGTTTGTTGACGAGTGATACCGAGTCTGAGACGTTATACCATATGCGCAGAAATCGCGATTACCAAGTCGTTTATTACGGTTCTAACGTTGAGGATGTAATAACGAAACTAGACGCAGTAGAACGAAAAACAATGAATAATCTCCTTATCCCAATTACCGGCTCTCTTCGCTATATACGCGTTGAGGGCTTTTCTTCTTCCATGCCGTTTAAAACGGAATCAGGCGTCGATGTTGCGATAGGTGTTCTACAAACAACCATTCGTGAAGCACGCGATCAGAAGACATACGACAAGATCATGCACGTTTATGCTCGCATCGAAAGATAGCGGGCTTATTTCATTTTTAGGAGGTTATGTGGATGGGCAGCGGTGCAGAGTGGGACCCGATATCTCTTCCGACGATTCCCGGTCTCTATATCAACTTTACTAACGCAGCTATCGCACAGATTACAGGCGGTGCACGGGGTATCGTAGCAATCCCGTTAATGACGTACGCCAATACAGCGACAGCCAAGACGTTCTATACGATTGAGAACGAGAAGCAAGCGAAAGACCTGTTTGGTCTTGCGAATATTAAATCGATTCTTTTTGCGCTTCAACTCGGAGCAAAGGAAGTCCTCGTTTATACGATGCCTGCTACGCCAACAGCGGAAGATTATCTCGATATGCGTGACGCTTTCGATACACGTCCGTTCAATGTTTTCGTTTATGACGGAGAGGTAACAGCGGACGAGCAAGACGCCACTGTAGCGTGGGTTAAACGGTGTCGTAAAGAAGACGGTAAACACTTTATTGTTGTATTCGGTGGAAGTTCTACGGATGACCAAGACCCTGCAATTGGCAACGCTCGTACGGTTAAACTTCGTGATAAATACACGGTCAACCTGATTAGTGGCGTCGTCATTAACGGAGTATCATACACGTCTTCGCAATATGCGCCAGCAATCGCAGGCCTTATCGCAGGGACAGCGATTAACAAGGCGACGACGTATGCAGTGCTTCCGGTTGATGACGTAACTAAGCGGTTAACAAGTTCGCAAATAAAAACAGCGTTACAATCCGGTTCCTTCGTTCTTATCCACGATGGTGAAAAGGTGAAGGTACAGCAGGGATTAACGACTGACCTCGGTAAAATCCGTAAGGTACGCGCTGAGCAAGCGATTACTACCGACATTACGAAGACGGCTGCGGATGCATACATCGGAAAAATCGACAACAACGAAGACGGTCAGAAATCGTTGATTGCGGCAGTTAAGCGATATCTCGAAGTCCTAGCGACAAATAACGTTTTGCGCAACGATTCCGAACATCCAATTATCGTAATGCTCGACCCTGAACGTGAAAGCGTAGGCGATAAAGTTTTCTTGTTAATTAAGGTTACGGAAGTAGATTCGATGGAGTACATCTTCTTGACGATTGAAACGCAATAACGAAATTTAACGAAAAGGACGGTGATTAACGTATGGTACTCGATCCTACTCGCGTAATAAGCGGTAGTTTTGGCGAGATTCATTACGACGGTCAATGGGCTACGAATTTTACTAGCGGAGAGTTGACGACAGATATTACGTACGAAGAAGTCGGACGGTCCGGCACACGTTCCGTTGGACATAAGGCAACGTCTGTTAAACACAGCGGTTCGATTAAAGGCTATAAAGTAACATCCGGATTCGCAGGAAAGGTCGCACAGATTACGGACGATACAAAAGGCGCGTTCGTAACGGAGATTATCATGAAGCTTGCGGACCCTGAGGCGTACGGTTACGAGCGTGTTCGTATAAAAGGCGTACAGTTTACGCGTATTGACGTAATTCGGTTCGAACATGGCTCTATCGTAGAAGAAGAGTGGCCGTTTGTCTGCGATGGATGGGAATACCTCGATAAGATTACCGAGTAGGGCGGGGTATTCCGCTCTACTATAACGAAATTAACGGAGGAATGACGATATATGGACGATCTTTTACGTAGACTAATTGACGTAGATTACAAGCCGGAGAAAGACGTGAATATGACGCGGTTTGGTACATTTCGTATTTGTGCGCTGAATGACGCGGAGATAAGCGAAGCGAGAGAGCGGGCAACTTTCGGTAAGACAACGGATATTGACGTATTTCGCGCGGCGGTGATTGCGAAAGGTTGCGTATCTCCGGCGTGGGATAACGCTGAGTTACTTGCCGGATTAAAGGCGAAAGATGCGCTTGACGCCATTACAAAACGGTTGCTTCCTGGAGAGCGGGAGATGTTGGCTAATTCGATCATGATATTATCCGGGTTCGGTGACGATGAAGCGAAGGTTGTCGAAGAAATAAAAAACTAATTAAATCGGGCGGACCCGTAACGTTGTTACATTCGTTGTTCCAGCGGCACGATATTACGCCCGATAATCTCGCTAAGAAACCGAAACTAAT